CCAGTGATCTTGACCAGATCCAAGAATCCCAATCCATGCGTGTGTTTAACGATGTCTTTTAAGATGTCTATCATAATGTTCTAATTGTATATGATATTTAGGTCTTAGTCTACGGTTATTTCAGAAACTTTGTACACAACTGGATTTTGTTTACCAGGCTTGCGGAATATGGCGTAGTTGGCACCGGGACGGAATTGGTTCATCTCTACTATTTCAAATCCGGCACCTTCAATAGACAAACCCATAGAAGTTTTAGTGTTATAGTTCCAATACCCTCTTTTAGCATTTGCAAGGTCAATATCAAAGTGGCAATCTGCGTACTGTATAAAAACGTAACCACCTGGAATTAATACTCGACTGATATCGTCAAGGTACTGTCTGATGTGTTCTTGAGTAAAAAAAACAAAAGTGTCCCAACTGAACACAAAATTACATGAACCCGATGGTATATTATCACATGCTGTCCTGTCAGTTGTATAGAATCTCAGTAGTTTTTGGTTTGCTGGATGAAATCTCGCTCTTACTTTTTTTTCTATACCTGGCAGAATATCTAAAAAGAAGTTCAGTCTCCAGGTTCTAAATTCTTTTGAAAACATTCCACTGCCTGGCCCTATTTCAAGGCTATTGTAGAGATTAGTTCTTGAAAACTGGAATATCTTGGTTTGCACCATTCTATACAAACCTGTGTCTATTATGGGTTTTTGTATTTTTTGATCTAGATCTGCTTGAAACCATTTTGGAGTTTTATCAAGCCTGTCTATAATTTCGTTGTTATTGGCATCAACTGCTTCTGCTAGATCCTTTAATTTTTTCAAGTTCTGCTCAAGGATAGTGTTGAAGTCCTTGCCGTCCTTCAGTTTCTGTAATTTCTCTATCAGCAGTTTGATTTCTTCTATGCTCAGCATATGTTTATTTAGAATTCGAATAGTTTGTTGAACGTGTTCGTGGTCTCAGTTGACTGCACGTCCCAATCTAACACGCCAATAAGGTTGTCTATCTTCTGGTCTAGTATGGTGCTCTCCATCGCTTCGCTGTCGAAAGGCAGTTCCTTGAACCATTCTGGTATACGCAGTTCATCCACTGGATACGCTATCGATGTGTAACCAAGTGGGTTAGACTTGAGTTTACACACTATGACCTTTGCTCCGTCTGTTATGGGCATGGAGTACTTGTCTCCATACATTTCCCTACAACGGTTCCAATTCATACTGGCTCTCACATGTCCCGGCATGTTGGTCTTGCCCTTCTTGTTCTCTTCCTCAGTGTACTTGGTCATGTTGTTAGCCCTCTTGGGTGAACCCTTCTCCCATCCTGGCCTTGATTTAAATTCTGCCCTGAATTCACTTATTTTTTCAAGCACTTCTGCTTCTGTGTTGCCCGTCAGCACCATGTACAGCAGGTCACTCAGGAAGTCCTGCACGAACACCGGGGTGTCTGATCGCTTGAGGTCCAGGCCCATGGCCTTGACCTTGCCCGCCTTGCCTTCCGTGTCCACGCGATTGCCTTCCTTGTCGTAGTACAGCACCGCGTACCTCTTCTTGGTTATGAACAGTCCCTTGCTGGCGACTAGTTCTCTTCCCGCCGCTATCACTTCTCCCCGTGTGCTCGGTGTATGGAAAGCACGGGTCATGAATGCCTTGAATGATCCATTAACCTCATCTGCTATTTTATCATATAACGCCACTACCGACTCTTTGGTCCATGGTATCACACCTTCGTCGATCTCTTTCTTCAGCGTCTTGTGTGCTGTGAAATAAACCGAGTCTGTGTCACCATACACCACGCTCTCGCCCTTGTGGTCATACTTGCCCGCCACGATCTCATTGACCTTGCTGGCCATGTGCCTAGTTATACATCTGCCCGTCAGCGTCACACTCTGTCCTATCCTGATGTCAAAGAACCTACAGCCTGGGTTCAGGATCGCACCATACAGACTGTTCAGGTTGATCTTCTTGACCAATTGCCTCTTGTCCCAGTACTCCCTTTCGATCTCGTTGTCACCACAGTCACGCATCTTCTGTTGCATCTCCTGTCTCTCCGCGTACCAACGTTTCAACAAACCTGGAATGATGGCCTCGTACTCGTATGTGAATATGGTTCCGTTCGCACTGAGCATCCATTTGTTGTTACCGTCGAATATCACATCATACAGTTGTGCCGCACTCATACGCACACTGGTCTTGTCTTCCCAGTCCACTATGATCTCCGTGCCCTTGTCCTGTTTCATCACTGCTTGGTACTCCCATGATCCGAACTGGCTGTCCCATGCGGCCGCAAATGACTTCTTGGCGTGTTTGGCCCTGTTGATCTCTGCCGAAGTTATTACAGGCCTTATCTGTCCCACTATGGTTTCTGGTCCCATGTTCAAGGCTCGGATCACACTAGGATACAGTGAGTTGATGTCAATAGAACCAATCCAATCATGTATGCCCTTCATTGGGGTTGCCACGTATGCTCCAGCGGCCGGTTGGTTCTCCTCACCTTCTTTCTTGTACTTCCTGCCTGGTACCTGCATGCCTCTCCTGTGCGCCTCGTTCACAATGGCCTGTTCCGTGACCGCAACTGCGCCCATCGTTGTCTGTAGTAGCACCGTGTTCTGGTGTGCTATCTCGTTCGCGAGTTCTATGAACTTCAATTTCTTCTCCAGTTTGGCCAGCAGTGCCGTGTCCTGCCTGTTGTATTCTATGAACAGGCCAAAATCGTTCTTGTACAGGTTGTCCAGTGAACCCTCGTAAACGGTCTTCTTCTCACCCAGTTCGTGTTCACCTATGGCATCTAGTCTGAAACTGTGTCGCTCCTCGTATGTGTACTTCCTGTACAGTTCCAGCAAGTCCAAGTGCACCCTTCCGACTAGATCAAAGCTCAACTGCTCTCGACCATACTTCTCGAACACCCTCTTCTTGGGCTTCTCACCCCAGAAACACAATCTCCTCGTGTCGTCTCCACTTAAAACTTTCTGTATCCTGCCCACGGTGTAGGGAATATCGTATCCCTCCGAGTTCCATCCACTCAATATGTCAGCGTCCTCTACAAGTTGTAGGAAGGCGTCCAGCATGTCCTTCTCCTTCTCGAACAGCATGGTGTTGTCGAATCTCTTGGTGAGTTCCTCCGCGTCCTTCATGCTTATGGTCTTTGGTGGAACAGCCAGTGTGACCAGTTGATCCGTCCAGCTCATGTAACAACTTATGGCAGTTATGGGCATGAACGGATCATCTGTCGTTGAGTAACCACGATCTGGATCGAAGTCCACTTCAATGTCGAAAAACATCACGTTGAGTTTTGGCGTCTCCTTGCCCAGGTAGTTCTCCTCCAGGCACCTAAACACCGGATTGATGTCGTGTTCGTAGAGTTGCTTGTTTGATCTTATGCGTTGCTCTTTTATGAATTCCTTGTGTGTCTGGCACACCACTCTTTGCAATGGCTCACCCGTCATTCCCCTGTGCTTGCCTCGGGCATCAGGGTAGTAGAAAACGTACCTAGCATCATACTCAGTGAATATACGACCCTTCTTGGGATCACGCTCTACGACATAAATTCTGTCCTCGTCCTTTTTATATAATGCGTCTATGTAACTCATCTTACCACCAATAACTTGCTACGCCATAACCGTAGACATTTATGATTGAGAAGTAGCCAGTGATCATCATCACGAATGCCGCGTTCCTTCTGTAGGCGGCATAACATTGTGTGACTGCTCCTATAAAGAATCCAGGATAGATTATTGTCATGTCTGGATCTGCGGCCGTTATCGCAAGTGTTAGGCTGGCTCCCACAGTGAAAATGAAACTGACCAGTTCGAAATAGAACGCTGTGCGGTCACTCTCAAAACTACGAAGCCAGAATGATCTGACTTTCGTGAACATTAAAGTTTGCCGGCCGTGTTGAGTATGCTCTCCAGAGTGTCCATCTCGTCAGCGATGTTCTGGTAGTTGCCCTTGTGTGCGACTGATATCGCCTTGTTGATCAATGCTGGTTTGAGTTCCAGTTCTTCCGCTATTGCCTTGACTGTGTCTTTTAAACCACCTTTGAGATCTTCCACTTCGCCCAAAACCTGTGAGCCCTGTGAAATGATCTGGATTAGTTTCTGCTTCTCAGCATCATTGAAGTTTCTTACTGCCATTTGTTTCTCCTATTGTTTGTTTGAATTATACTACAAAATCAATCATACCGCAACTTATTTCTAGATTTTGATCGCTATGGCACCAACGAACACATGGTTCATCCAAAATTGCTGTATCTTAGTGAATCCAGCCCTCTGTAGCATTTGGTTTATCTCATGCCACTCGTTGGGCTTCAACATGTTTCTCAATTTCCTCTCCTTGTCTAGGATCTCATCAGCGGAGAATTTGTTGGACTTGTAATCATAAAAGTTGAAAGTGAACATTTCCTGGAATCTAGGATCAGAACACATTATCTTTTCTGAGAAGATGAATGCTCCTCCCTTGTTCAACCCATCGTATATGTTCTTTATCACGCTGTAACGATCCTTAGTTGGCATGAACTGCAACGTGAACAAAGAGGTTACCAATGAGCAATTGGCAAATTGGTAATTCCTTACGTCGTCATTTACTGTTTGCATGTCACAGCCGGGTTGTTCATGAATTATTTTATTTCGTCTTTCTGTGAGATCTTTCTGGAAGGCCTCTTCTATCTCTATACCCACGTAGGTCGCATTCACTTGATTTTTTAAAATGATAGATCCGAGCAGGTTTCCTGTGGAACAACCAATGTCAATTACGTTGGTCTGTGCGTCAACGAAATACTGCGAGAGGTTGACGACGTCGTCTAATAGGTGTTCATATCCCCTGATGGATTTTCTTATGTGATCATCGAAACCACCAATTTCGTGTGCGAATGTGAATTTTTTGTTCATAGATGCTACTATTATATGCTATGTGATAGGTACTGTAAACTATTTTTTCTTGGTGGCCACGTTCTTGGCTTTACCACGCCTGTTGGGATTTGGGTCTTGTCTTCTCTTCCTCTGTGCCGCTGATGCCCGGCCCTTCTTGCCCAGTGCATAGGCCTTCTTGGCTGGTAAACATTTTGGTTTGCCTTCCTTTTCACTGCCACGAGCACAGTCTCCCCTGATCTTGCCCTTGGGACCAAAACGCACCCATTTCTGCTTGAACCATTTCTTGAGATCCTCGTTCAGTGTCTCTGCTATTATGATGTCGCCACAGTTCACACAGAAATCGATGTCCTCACGTTTCACGCAGTTGGGCACACGCTTGCCGAACATGGTCTTCATGCCCTTCTTCTCGTATCCCTTCCAGCATTTCTCTGTGATTACGTCTGTGATCCTCATTTGCTCTTGTTACCCCAGTTGGCCGCGCCCTTCTTACGGCACTGGACTAGAGCACCACTGGCGTAGGCCGATGGCCAAACTTTGTATCTTGATTTCACTTTGTGATAGCAGGCGTCCTTCTTCTCGGCCAACTTCTCGAACTCGGCCTCCGTGATCCCTACGACCTCGGTGATACGCATGTTACCACTTACGGCAAGACCAATATCTTGCAGATGTCTTCGGGCCCGGGTTGGCACAGTTGTGTCTCGCCCTGAATGATTTCCTCGCCTTTGGATTTGACTTCCTGATCTTCATTGTCTTCTGTCCGGCCTTCCTGGCTGAACTGCCACCGTGTCCGAAGTTGACTTTCTTGACGTTTCCAGACTTTGGATCCTTCACGTACACCTTGAATTTCTTCACGTCACCACGCATTGGTTTGTTCAGTGGCACTTTACGTCCTCTGTACTCCGCGTCAAATAATTCGTTCTCGTCTTCTGGGAAACCCAGTTCACCAAACGCTTCGTAGAACGCATCATCGTCCTCGAACGTCATCTCGTCACCTTCAGGGAATGGTTGATACTTGTCCTCCTTAAGACCCGCTTTCTGGAGCATGCCTCTGATGCTGTCAAGTTTTTGTTCTAATTCTGCATCGCCTGGTAAAATTCTATGTAAGTCATCTAGTAAGCCATTTGATATTGGCGACATTTCCATTGCGGCATTTATTTCTGCGTCTTCCCAGTCCTCTTGTTTCTTTCCAATTTTTCTTTCCGCGGCCTGTAGTTCGCCGACTTCGAATGTTAATTGTGCTATGCCCAGCTCGAATGCATACTCATATAGTGCCTCGATCAGGTTGTCGTCCTCTAGATTCTTGTACTGTGAGTATTTCTTGGCCCACTGAATTATGTCATCGTTGGTGTCTTCCTCGATGCCTGACAGTTCCTTGAGCCTGGCCAGTTCGCCTGAGTCTTCCTCGACCGCTGATTCGCCAGCGAAAGCATCGTCTTTTTTGATGATGTCTATTATTTGTTTTTCAGTGACATCAGGTATTAGGTCTGATATGGCCTTGACCGCATCTTTGGGGTCAAGCACACTTTGTATGCCACCGGCGTACAGTTGCGTAATGATCTTATCCTTGTTTGCCATTATCCAGCCAGCACCTTCTTTGTCTGTGGTGTATGGTGATTGTTTTTCCTGCACCGCTGTCTCGTCCAGGGCCACCAGGGCCTCTTCCGCGTTGGTCAGTGATTGTATTGCTGACTTTTTCGCTTCCTCGTCCACTGACAGTGCTTCCACCCTGTCCTTGATCTGTGATATGTCCAGCATCACCTTTGTGAATTCTATCTTGTCGTCATCCGCCAGTTCGTTGATCTCGTTAGTTGGCACGTTGACGCCGTCTATCCTGTTCAATATGTTCCTGATTTCTACCATTGATTCCGCTATCGGTGAGTTGCCCATCTTCATCT